TGTTGCCTGAGCATCCAGATCGTTAGGATCGTAGTGTGGAAGACCAGGTTGGAAGTTCAGTTCTGCTGTGATGTTGATGTTAGCAGAACCATCAAACGATGCAGAACCAGACATGTCACCTGTCAAGGTGAAGTTTCTAGCGTTAGCAAGTCTAGTTGAGGTTGCAGCATTACCAATCAGCGTACCAGTGATGGCACCTGCTTCAAAGTTACCATCAGCATCTCTCTTTACAAGAGTATTTGCAATGTTAGAATCTGCTTCTAGCGGTCTCTCATATTTAAGTGAGTTCCATTGTGTAACGCCATCTCCGATTTTTAATCGAGATGTATCAAGTTCAATGCCCAGTTCTCCCTGTGCAAGGATTGGATTGACGTTTGCCCACTGCTGAGCGCCGTCACGTCTTAATTGGATTCTATTTGCCATTGCTTATGAACGCTAGCAGGGTCAGGATGTCTCTTGTTTATTTATACCCAAAACAAAAGAGGACCCGAAGGTCCTCTTTTTTCATTCTTCGGTTGTTTCAGTTACTTCGGTTGTTTCTTCTTCATCAGGAGGATTCAGATATTCAAGGGTTTCGATAGCACCCATAAGTTTCAAACCAGTTTGTTCATTTTGACGAATCTTTTCTTGCATTTCTTTGGTTTCATTTGCAAGACGATTGTAGCGTTCTTTAAATGTTGCTAGTAGTTCAGCAGCATCTTGAACTTCGGTCACATCAGCAGGCATCAGTTACTCTCCTTTGTTAATTAATTGTATAAGTAGACTTTTAATGTCGGACACATCAGATTTTAATTCATTTACCTCTGTTTGTAAAGTGGTAAACTCATTTTTCTTACGCTGTCGTTCCGTATACGACTGCATATATTTATCATAGATATCTCTGTCCCGTAGGAGGACGGCATTGGAATCTTTATCTCTAAAAAGTCCTCTGTTATCGTCCCCCTCGACAGGGATGTATTTTGGAATTTCATTCCTCATGATGCAAATGCAATTGCTCGAAGGTCTTTGATTAGTGGCACTTTTGCTTGGTTCTTAGACTTCATCACAATCTTGACTTGGAATGCTTGGAATTCCTCACCATCAACTGTGTATTCAAAGTCTTCCCACTCATTCTCACTCACATTAGTTGCACCAATTTCTGGTACAGGGATCTTGATAAATCCAATATCACTCATCTGCTTCTCGGAACCAGGTTTCTGGATACGATAGTAAACATCGATATTGGAATCACCATACCTTTGCATGGAGATCATCAAACGAATGGATCTTGAAACGTTAGCAAGTCTTGCGACTCTTGTCAAGTATACTGCATCATTTTGATCACCATAAGGTAGTGTAGATACATCACCTTGTGGGTTGATCTCTGATTGAATACCCAACACCTGAGCACCACCTTCCCAGGAATTAATCCTGTTAGATGTTGTGATGACAGATACGCGGTCAAGGTCAACGATAGGTGACAAGTTATTAAGACTACTGTTCATATTAACTTTCAATGTCAATGACTTGTTACCTTCAAGTTTGTTGTCTTCATTCAACTGTGAAGCAATGATTCTAGGAGTCTCATAGTAGTTTTCTTCATTCAGTTGGATCTCATCATAAACACCGTTATTAACGAACGATGCCTGGTCAGCGATACTAGAACCATTACCAATTGATGTGCCAGATGTTGTATTCAAACTAGGAACAATAGGTGTTTCCTTGAATTGCATGATCTGAATGGTAGGTGTGATAAGTTCAAACGGAACGTTTTTAGTCGCCTGAACATTATAACCACCAGTCCTGATACCAATACTAGCAACAGATGTAGTTACAATTGTGTAAGAGTCAATAGTAGGATCTTGAATTGCAGTGTGGGTTTTGTTAATTTCGGTTAGTGGAACACCATCTAAGTTGTAACACTCAACCGTACTTCCTGTTCCCCACTCATTAGCAGCAGTACCACCAGCACCCCTACCAGAAGGAGCAACAGTGATTGTTTGACCATCATCACTAATAGCAGAGTATGCAATGATTTCACTAGGAAGTAATTCACTAATGTCATTCCATGCTTCTGTACCACCATCAGTACCAGGGATTGATCCCACAGGTTGAATGGTAAACATACCACCAGTAATCTTCACATAACCAGGATTAGTTGTACTAATTGGTCTACCATTAACGATCTTATGGAAAGATCCAGCGTTACTAACACCGATGCTAGTTGCAACAGTAGAAAGTGATTGTGTCAATTCTGTTCCTGGAATCTCAGATGAAACGCCAGTAATCTTAACATTATTAGATCTATTATGCATACCGTGGTTAGGATGAATAACAACAACCTTCTTATCTTCTGTACGGATAGTAGGTGTGATTGCAGGATAACCAATATAAGAGTCACCTGAATATACAGCGTCGGAAGCAGCATATTGTGCCTGGACACTACCACCAGCAATGTTCAACTGTTCACCGTTGGCATCAAATGCCTTATCGACATACTTAGCAATGATAGTTCCATTACCAGTAGCATCAAACGATGTAATAGTAGCAGTAGCACCACTGTTAGCACCAACCAGAGTATCACCAGAAGCAGGTGTACCATTCGTTGGTGTTGATGATAGTGTAAATGTAACAACTGACTGTGAAGACTTCAATGCTTGGAATGGATTTCCATTACCATCAAGGAAACCTTGCTCAAAGGTACCAATAATACCCTTAACTGTAAGAATTTGCGGGTTAGATGTAGAGTCAAACTCTTCAATAGTTGCCTCAGCATTAGATGGTGACTGAATAATACGAGCACCAATTGTGTAGTTGTAACTGTTACCTGTTGGCAGTTGCAACTGTTGCTTAGGTTCAACTGTAATCATAGGATTGACAGTTAGTGAACTAATACCGTCATTACCAGCACCGAGTTCAGAGTTAGTGAATGTTGCTGTACCAATGACCGAGGTATTAAATGATGCACGGAATAGGTTGAACTTTAAATCTTCATACTGATCAGCAGTCCATGTAGATGCGTTCTGTGATTTGAAGAGCACACCAGCATAAGGCTGTTCGGAGATCGTTCTTGTACCAGTGATATCAATATCACCCATACGTGAGATCCATACCTTATATTCGTTAGAGTCGGAGAACAGAACGAAGCAATGCTCTTCTGATTCTGGGATGTATACAGGTGCAGGGAACGTAAATCTAGTTGAAATAGATGCGTTATCAGATACCTCAACCTGAGATGGTTTCAGAGTAACGTCAGAGAAAGGTAGGATGTCCTTAGTAGGATATCCATTTTCCATAGGACGGATCTGCATTGAGATGGGAATCTTGGTATCTTTTGTACCGAAGAAGATGTCAACACCTGTCACAAATGTACCACCTTGCTCTTCCAGCAAGAATGATTGTGCCAGGGGATCCCACCAACCAACTTGACGAGTGTTAGTACGAACAGAACGAACTGTTCTTCTTTGGTTGACAGTATCTCTAACAACTGTTGCGTTACGAACAGCAAGGATATTTTCTTGTAAAGTGTTTAATGTACCTCTGGCGGTATATTCTGCCTCAGCAGCAGAATCAACGGCACCAGGGAGTCTGCTATCCTGCTCTGAGGAGGATAAACGGAACACTCTCGAACCTGTCGCCCAACGTGGGTTGGAGTTGTTTGCAGGGTTAGGAATGAAGAAGGCACCTTTAATAGAACCAACTAAGTCAGAAAGTAGACGACGGTCCTTAACAACTGCACGAGCACCAGAAGTATTACCAACTAATACTTCACCAACTGAGAAGTTACCATAGAAGTTAGGGTTAACAGTAGCAGCAAGAATATTGGTATCGATGTTAATGACAGAAGTCTGTGACGCATAAGAGTCAGGAAGATCATCATTGGTTGCTGAGTATGGATTAGTTACCATATCATTGTTAGGAGCAACAACTCTAAACCTACAACCAGATCTCAAACCATAGATTGTCTCACCGATAACAAATGGAGTCTCATTAGTGTTACTATCCTCAGAAGAGTTTTTAACAATTTCAATCAACTTAGGGATAACATAATTCTGGATGTTATCGTTATCGAAGAATGCATACATTCTGGTCTTTGGCTTCACGCGCTCAACGTCGAAACCAACGTTACGAGAGCGGATCCATGGGATGAATGTACTATCGATGACACTATCACCCAAAGAGCGACGGTCAATTCTAGGAACAACTCTAATTCTTGTACCAGATCTAACCTGACGACGTGTAGTAACAGTGGTCGATCCTTGAAGAATACGTCTAGGAACACCACGAGAGAATGATGTCTCTCTCCATGTTCTTGTATTACTTCTACGTGTTCCAGTCCATGCTGTTCTCCAAGAACGCCACTGGACAGGAGCAAAACCATTATTGTTTGTACCAAGTCTTTCACGAGTGGCACGGAAGTTACCTTCAATAGTGGTCACACGAGAAGGAACACGACGGGTGTCGGTCCAGTCATCAGATGCAGGAAGGAGATCAATACGACCAATGAATGTAAACACGTTGAATGGGTTCACATTCTCCAAACGAGATGCATATGGTTGGACAATGATAGCAATCTCTTCATATGGAAGAGTCAGGATGTTGGCACCCTTTCTATCACCCAATGCAGGGTTCTCTCTCCAATACACCAAGTTGGAAGAAAGTGCTTGACTATACAGTAATGAAACGTTAGAAGTATAGTGTGATGGACGGAGGATGCCCTCAGTAAAGTCAAGAGAACACTTATAATCTTGGTTCTCAGTGTCAGAAGTAGAGTGGTCGGTGAAGTCATCCACCAAGAAACCATTCTTCAATCTATCAAAACCATCAGAGTCATATGCTTTCGCATTTCTAGCATCTGATTCTAGGAGTGACAAAGATGTATAGTATTCCAGAGACTGTAATCTACGATCCATGTTACCGATGTCTTCCATCGTGTAACGACGTTGTTGGTGTAGGGTGATGACAATATCATCTTCTACATCATACACATAGGGTTCATATCTAATCTTCGCCAATAACATAGCATTATCAAGGTTATCTGCTTCTGCTGGATCCTCCGAAGGAACACCCTGAGAAAGTTTCAGATCACCATCATGCGCCATGTATAGTTTGTCCTGACGTGGAAGATAGTATTCGTAATCCAAACGAATCTGATCTTCCACCTTAGGAATATTAAAGATGGTTGAACCACCTGCACCACCTGCCGATGTAAACACACGAGATGGGAAGTCCAAAGACTTACAGTTGACATAATAAGGTTGTTCAACAGTACCACTACCTGATGCTAGTTCGCCAACAGCAGGACGGAAGTCCAGCGTGTCAGTCAGATACTGTGTGTTACGATCGCCACGAATTCTAGGAATCTCTGAGAATCCAATACCAGTGTATGACTGGTTGGTGAAGTAATCCCCTGATGCTTCATGAATGAAGTAGTCAAATACAACTGCTAACTTACGCTTAGGTTCTGATGTACCTGCCTTTCTCACCATCTTCGACACACTGTAATAGTATGACGTGGTGTTTGTATCTAAGTAGAAGTTACTGGTAATATTTTTAGATCCTCTTTCTAGCGAACCCTCACTATCATCAATAACACCAACTAATGCATTAAGATCATTATCAAAACCATCGATAGTTTCACCAGTCTGGAAGAATTCTGTACTTACAGGAACAACATATAGTCTATTGTTATTAGAGTTGAATGCTACAACTCTTGCTCTGGCATTGGATGTTCTACCAACAACCACAGAACCATTGTCATAGAAGACGTTCTCTGTCAGAGTAAGATAAGGAACTTTTGCATCCTCATCTCCTTCTGACTCAAATACTGCATGTAGTTCATAAACATCATTCAATGCAAATGAAACCTCTTCATCTTCAATACGTGTTCCATACAGGTTACCATATGCCAAACCATAGTTTGTCACATCATTTTGATTTCTAGTGCGAATGACCTTCATGGTCCTCATCTTCGCAGCAGTCTTAATCTTCTTGGATACCGTGTTGACAGATACAGCAGCAGTCAATGTAACATTAGAGATGTTATTAACACTACCACCAGAACCATCATTCAGACCAGTAACCTGCAATGACTGTCTATTAGCACCAAAAGATACTCCAATGGTTGGAGACTGCTTTTCATATTCTTCTTCAATGTCTAGGTTAGTACCAATTGTCCATCCATATCCAGTGTTATCATTAGCACCCTGAGTGATTGTGAGGTTATAGTTTTCACCATCAAGAGTAGTAAACTGTTCATTTTCTGGCAGTGTAAATGTTACATCACCAGAGGACAGAGGTTTGTTTGCAAACGTTTTGATAACAGTAAACGATTCATCGGAGACTGACTTGATAGCACGTTTTGGCATATCAATAGCAAGTTCCCCATCTCTATTCGCCTTTTCATAGAAGTAAGGACGTAATCGAGTGAACTGAGTTGCAGGATATTCTGCATCAGTAATACTACCCTTAGTTAAAGTAGTGTCTAGTTTTGCTTCCTGTGTACCAAAGTCAAACACTGGGGTCAAACCAGTATTTTTTCTGTTGTTAGTTGTAAATGCAATACTAGTAGGATCGATACGCTTCACACGCAGTGAAGTAGTACCTTTCTTATCAGTATTAGTTGGTGAAATTACATCACCAGCACGAAGGTCACCTGAAAACTCAGTATCAAAACCTTGAATATCTTGTCCAGATGCTTGGTCAACAGTGATAGTCTTACCTATCAGTGACAGTGATTCTGTCAGAGCAAGTGATGCTGTGAATACTACGGTAGCATTACTGCTTGACTCATAACCAACAACCTGACGAACATCAGATCTATCATAAGAATAAGATGCATTCAATACATCTAGGACACGACCGTCACGCTCAATAACTTCACCATTCTGGAAACGTCCAGATACTTGGTGAACAAGTGCATAGTCAGCAGCAGCAGAATATACGTATCCTCTGGCACCAGAAGAACGACCAACCAGCATCTCACCATCGATGATGGTCTGTGAAGATGCAAAGTTCAGAGTAGTGAACATCTGAACGTCAAAGACAAACAAGTTATACTTGTTGCCATCTTTTTCAAGTTGAAGAATTCTTGCCTTACCAATCAAATTACCTTTGACTGTATTAGCAGGTCCAGTTCCCAACCAATCATCTCTAAGGTCAATAGTCTGATAACATTCAGTTACGTTCTCACCTGAGATACGAGGCCAACCCCAAATGTCATACACTTCCACTCTTTGTGAGAGATCAACAGGGACAATCTGGTTATTACGTCCTACAAAGGTACGTGGTTTTGGAGTGTCAACGTAAGTAGGTGCCAGAATTTGTGTTCTATAACCTTTTACATATGCTCTACCAGGTCCAACTTCAAGAACAGCAAAGTTCTCAGATGCTGCTTGCCCATCAGAAGAAATCTGACCAGGTGTATACACACCGTTGTTGAAATTATCATTTAGGTGTTCTCTTGCACGGACATCGAACGTATCGACAACGTAGTCACCATGCGTTTCATAGGTTCTACGAGCAATCGATTTCTCAATCTCGTTATACTCTGTACGATCAACGAAGTTCTCGACGGTTGAATTTCTGATTCGCAGAAGTTCAATGAAGTTCTTGTCTGTCTCATCGTTGATGGGTTTCTTGACAAGTTGAGTCTTAATTCTGAATCGGTGAGCACCAGGAGCAGAGTAGTTGGACGCACCAATTGCATTATCGGTGAGAGACGGGTCATCCTCAGGTGTAATAATTGACTCGCTAACCTCGAATCCAACTCTGTATGATGGGTTGTTTGTATACTGGTCAAGGATGATGTACTCGGAAGGAATGTCAACGAAGTGTCCACGGATAAAGTAAACACCTTCGCTAATGTAAGCAGTAGAACCGATAAGGGCGGCCTCTACTGGAAGCATCTGAGCAAAGGGTGATCCAGTTTCGATCAGGGTGTTACCGAAAGTAATCTCCTGTTCAGCAACTAACTGTTCGTTGTTCTGGAATTTCTTTGTCGTTACATCAGATGTGGTATCACCTGATTCAATATACTTAATATAGAATGTAATGTATCCACGCTCACTTTGAGTGGCAGGAATGGAATACAATACCTTTGCTTTAATACCAGTGGTCAGACCTTCAATGATCTTACCTTGTAGTTGGTTTCTATATGTCTCAACGTCTACACCCAGGAACGCTTGCTGGATTAAGATACATTCCACGTTCAAGTCATAACCGACCTGACCAGGGATGACCATCGCACCTTCTTTGAATAGGTGCTGCCCCATTGCCTCGACCTGATTTTGCAGGATCGATTGCATTGTAGTAAGTTCCCTCGCCTGGATAGGAAATCCTGGTCGGAAGAGAACTCTGTAAAAGTTTTTATCCTTATCGAAGTCATCGAAATAAGGAGAAATGTTTAGGTTAGTATTCTGGGGCATTTCTTAGAACTCGATTACGATTTTGATGTCTTCGATTTGATCGCCAGCACGAGAGATCGCGCCTCTATTATCAATATATATGATCTCGCCCGAGTTGGGTTGAATCTCAGATTTCGCATAACCATTGGTAAATGACATACCCAAGTCATACTCAGTGTTGTTAATAACACGAGTAGAGATACCAGACACAACAGGGAAGTTAATGTCGGGGTCTGCCGTTGTACCAGAGGTAGAACCTGTTACAGGGTTCCCTCCTTCAAACTCAGTGAGGTTACCAGTAATCTCAGGGAACACACCATCAATTCTGTTCTGATAATATTTCAGAACTTTGGTTGTGTTATTCCAAGAAATCACTCGACCACGAGCAGTCACTTGCTGACCACCAATAGTTCTAGACTGAGTGATGATCTCGTCAGTTTGGAACTGACCAGTGAATGTGGGAGAGAAGATTACTGCCTTTGTTGCAGACAAAGTAATCGCTGATGTTAGTTCGGTTGTTCCATACTGATATGGGTTAATCACCAGACCAATACGACGGTAGTCGTTATCAGTAGGGAAGTCACCTGACCCTTCATCGTAGGTGAACTTGGTGTTGATCATACATCTGTAACCACCCAGTTCCTTACCAGGATCTGAACCATGTCCAGTGTCGGGAGGAATGATAACGTCAATAGCAGCACCAGTACCTGTACCAGCACCAATACCGTTGACTTCATCAATAACAACCTTACCGAAGGTGTATCCAGAACCACCAGAAGTCACTGTGGCAGAAACAATCTTACCACCGTCAACCACCAAAGAAACACGACCACCAACGCCATCGCCTTTGATGGGAACGTTCTCATAGGTACCGTTGTTATAACCAGTACCAGATGCCTGAATCACAACACTGTCAATCTCACCACCAACAGCATCACCAGTCACAGCGACATCGCTGAGAACAGGCATATAGTCATTGGAGAAGAATTTCAAAACTTGACCCACAGGGATCGTATAAAGATACTTCCAACGGTAACCATCACTAGTTGTGATAATTGAAGTGGAGGTACCAGTAGGTTCAACAGTAGAAGGTTTACCGTTAGGATCGCTAGGTGATGTACCGTTATAGATGCACTTATATACCTGATACTGCGAGTTAACGACGTAGAAATCTGCGTCGTATAGTTTCGTAGCACCAGAAGATGCCGTCTTCGTCGAAGAGTAATCATGACGATACATATCATAAACGTAACCCAAACCACCAGTGGTTTGTTCGGGTGGAGTCCAATCGATACGACGTACAACCTGAATTGTGTCGCTCGCAAGCACACGTTTCAGTGAAATCATATCTGAAAATGTGTCCGAAAACTCTTGGAACGAATCCACGGGAGTCGGAGCAGCATTTTCATTATCCCACTCTTGGGGGCGACCAATAAACACATACAGTCGATCTCTCGACGTACCTGCAACTAGGTCGCTCTGCGTAGGATCAGCACCTTCCAAAGATTTAATAAATCTTTTTGCGGTGAAAATTCTAAATTGATCTGTTAGAAGTGCCATCTTTAAGCAGTTACCTTCCTTTTATTTAGGGGACTTATTCTGGTTCAGTTCTGACCAGGTTGTTGTATTCTTGTGTAACGAATACACCATTAGCACCACTGGTACCACCAGCAATGGTATCTGATGTTGTGAACTTATAAGTATTGCCATTATTAACAATACCAGTCACTGTCAAATACTTATAACCAAATGCATCAGCAGTGCTGTCATATGTTTCGACAGTTGCTGTGATACCAGTGGTGCTACCAGTTACGATCTCACCAACTTGGAAGTTAGTGGCAATAGTATCTTTTAGTTTTAATATAGTTCTGGATGTATGATCAACACCATCACCCAAAGCACCAGCCACAGAAATGGTAGATGTCAAAGGTACTAGATTTGAATCATAGATTTGATCACCCTGTTGGAACAGAGTTGTGTTCTGTCCACCAATAGTTTCTTCAATACCATACAGAGATACTGCAATACCACCATCTAGACTGATAGCATCTTCATAGTCTGTATCTGTATTTACCAGATCTATGATACCGTCACCAGCACCATCAACTTCATCATTATCTTCAAATCTAAATCCTACCAGAGCACCGATAGGATCTGTAAATGTAACAATAGAACCTTCATCATCATCTAAAAGTACATGAGGTTCTACACCAGTCCCTGAGGATGCTGCCGATCCAGCAATAAACTGAATAACAGCGGTATTCTCATTAGACCTACCGCCATCAATAAACGCAAGTTCATCGACTTGGAATGTCAGGAATAACTCCCTAGTAGTAGGAAGCCAGTCATATACAATAGCAACTTTATTACTCTTATCTTCTTCTACTCTTCTGATTCTATCCGAAACTGTGAAACTATATCCAGAGACTCCTGTGCTTGGATCCGTTGCTAGATTATCCAGAATCACACGCTGGTCATAACGGAAGTTAATACCTCTGTCACAACCAGTAAATGAAATTCCAGTTTTACCTGTATATCTAATAATCTCTCTACCAATCTGGAACTTACCAGATCCAGGGAATGCATTTGTAGTCTCTACATATATCGTACTATCAGCAGCAGTTGCATTTCTAATCAATGCAGTCATGTTATAGAAGTCTGATACGAGAGACGTTCTATTACGTTGCTTTCTGATTAGATTTGTATCGCGAGTAAAGATGACCGAAGGTGCTGAGGTATAACCACCACCAGGATTTAGTAAATTGATAGCGGAGATTCTACCAAGATTAATTTCCGCTTCTGCTGTTGCACCAGATCCACCACCACCAATCAATTGGAGGATAGGAGGTGTCTCAAAGAACTCACCTTCTGTGGTTACATTGACATTTTCTACAACACCAAACTGATTAACTTCGGCAACTCCACTAGCACCAGATCCACCACCACCAGAAATAACAACAGTAATATCTTGTGCTGTATAGTTCCTACCATTGTTTTCAACAGATAGTCCAGTCACACCACCAGTTACGGGGACTAGTTCTGCACCCGATCCACCACCACCTCTGAGATATGCTTCTGCTGAGTAGTACCCATCACCAGGTTGATTGACTTGTAAGAAACTTACAGACCCATCTTCATTCAAATATATGTTTGCATCTGCCCCAACAATGCCAGCATCTGTGCTCACAATATCCAAACGTAAAGGATCATACCCTTCACCTGGATCTAACACATCAACTGATAGTAGTTCGCCGTTGTCACCAATATTTGCTTTAAGAACAGCGTCCCTAATAGGAGTACCACAGTTCCCAACAGATAATCTAGGTGGGTCAGCAGGATCATACCCACTACCCACGTTAGTTACGATAACGTCTTTAACACCATATACGCTATTAAAGACGGGTTCAATTGTTGCGCCACTTCCTGGAACTGTTCTTGTCATTAGACGACTACGATGTTACCAACCATGTTGCTGTGAATATTGCACTGGTACACATAAGTTGTGCCAGCAGCAAGACTCATTGGAACTGTCCAATATTGGATACTATTAATAGATCCAGATGTTCCACCGATCTGAGAACCACCGTTAGATACTCTAATCTCTAACGGATGACTAGCACCAGTTGTGTTGTCAAATCTGTAAGTAAATCCACGATACACATAGATAGTGGCATCAGTGGCACCATCTATACCAGGTCCATTGACGGTATAGTTATTACTGTCAGAAGCACTAAATGCAAAGTTAAGAGTAGGAGATGCTACTGCTTCATAGTTAGATGTGCCATAGATCAATGATTGACCTTCGTTTGCACTAGGCAGTGCTACTGTGTTGGTAATCGTTACTGTCGAACCAGATACAGCAGTAGAGATTCCAGTGCCACCAGCGATGGTAATAGACGAATCAGCAGCATCGGCGGTATATGTACCAGTATCACCCGCAACCCCTTTCAGAGCGTCCTGGACGACGTTAGGAGCGTCATTAGTGAATGTAATTGCACCAGCATTCAAGTTAGTAGTAATTCCACTACCGCCTGTGAATGTCAGTAAGTCAGTAACTACCGTGGCACTAACAGTTCCGTTATCAGCACCGAATGTTGTGAATACATTCTGGTTGAGGTCACCTAATGTGCCTGTCATGTTAACAGTCAGTGTATCACCAACCAAAGTCGTGGAGATATTGGTACCACCAGCGATAATTAAAGTATCATTAGCAGCAGAAGCAGTTGTAGATCCAGTATCAGCATCAACAGTTTCAAACAAGTTCTGAGTTGATCCGCCAGAACCACCAGTACCCTGCTCATCGTTAGCAGGTTCCCAAGCACTGTTAGAATCATTCCATTTCAGGACTTGTCCATCAGAGGGACCACCATTAACAGTAGTATCAACGTCGGCAAGAACGGTAATACTTTGGTTCTCGTCTACAAGGGGGATCCAAGCAGCAGCATGGGCAAAGTATCCCTTGCCAGTACCATGAACGTGAGCAAACATACCGTGATGATTAGACGCATCAGGAAGATCACCCAAAGTAGCGTAAGGAGCATACCATTTAAAATAACCATCATCACCATCAATGTAAGTGTAAGCGGATCCCGATCCACCACCCCAGAACTGAATATCACCCGTTCCAGTATGTTTTAAGATAATATTATCAGTACCATCGGTTACAATATCAAAACCGTTGGTATCTAGATTGCCAGTTAATGTGTCAAAGTTGCCAGCACGAAATGCACCGCTAGGTGATGAACTCCATTTAAGCACTTGGCCATCATTAGCAGCACTGATATCTAGTTGGATATCCGTAGCGTTGCCAAGTTTGTCATAAAGTTCGTCAAAGTTGGCATTATATTTAATAGCACCGTCTCTTAGGGTATCACCTGTACCATCATTTGCCGAAGATCCAATACCGACTAGCTGTTTTGCCATGATCGTTCTTTTTTTACAATTCTATTTATGTTGCGTCGAAGGAGATGCTGGTAGTGCTGAACTTACTATCCGTAGATGAGAAGTCAGTATCACCTTGACCATCACCGAAACCAGTCACAGTCAGAGTTGCAACGTCTGACGTTAGAGGTGAGTTTTGTGCAGGGGTCACACCTAGACCCAAAGGACCACGTACTTCACATCTGAATTTATATCCAGACATGTAGTTCAATGCTGTAAATGTGTAGGATGCATTAGTTGCACCAGTCAACACAGCGAACGAGAATCCACCATCAGTAGATCTAAACCACTGATATGCCTTAGGTCCATCTTCTGGACTGATGGCAGCAGTGATCGAGAATGTGACAGTCTGATTGACATTATGAGTTGCATTTGCAGGTTGCAAAGCAATTTGAATGACAGCAGGAGGTGCCTCAGTATCACCACCAGAAGGAGGTGCAGGAGGTGTTGCAGCGCCATTGTTTGGTGGTTGATCTAGAATTTCACGAGAAGTTAGACCCATAAGATATGGGAATACTGGTTGTAAATTGTTTTCACTATCTATCTCAGTAGATAAAAAATATGCATATGTACCACCCTGAAACTCAGGAGTGATGCAAAATCTACCATTATGTCTATCTAAATTACCTAAACCTTCTGCATATTCCCAATCTTCCATTAAAGATCCAGCAGGTGGATTCTGTTGGGAGTCTCCATATATTGGTCTACCATCCACTTCTTCGGATCTAACCCGATAGGAACTGGTAGCAGTTGTAACGTTAGAATTACTATTCCAACTACTACTATAAAGGTATGGACCATAGATAGGAAATCCATCAAATCCATATCCTAAGATTTTAGAATGTCCATCTGGATGTCTTAGGTTGTCACCATTGTACTGAGAAGAACCATAGTAGTCATTATAAGATGCCATGGCAGCACCATTCTTCCAGCACTCCAAAAATTCAGTATCATGATAGTGATACTGTCCTGTATTTTCTGGATGTCCACCACACGCATCTTCACCAAATGTTACTGGTGAACTTGGAAAGTGAGCATTCCAACTAAAATTGATAGGTGGGTTTCCCCCAGAACCAGCAGAAGGATTGTAGAAAACTACTCCATTAGCGGCAATACCAATGGCACCTAAGGGTGTATTTACCCTGCCATTTCTTTGATCATAATAAGTATATGTACCTGAACGACCAGATGATGTATATTCCATGACCAGTTGTAAATTCTGATCAGTCTGTCTCCAAAATTCCCCAGGGATTGCAGTTTGTTCTGTCCCTCTATATGTAAATACTAACTTCTCTTCTTGTGCAGTATCTTCATCAAATACAAAAAGAATTCTATCACCAACCTGAATCTGATTGCCTAATAAAGTGTTATCAGCAACTGACAATGCAACACTGATAAAAAATCCTTCGTGGGCATAGACATTGGAATCCAATGTTCTAGTTACACCAAAAGTACCACCTCTATAATAGAAGTCATGATCAAATGCTTGCTCAGTGACGCTATTTGGATTATCTACATTAGGAAACGTACCGTATGCTACGGGGGATGGTAGTCCATCCGCATCTACGGTAAGTATCTTAGTGCCAGCGTTAAATTCAGCGGTTGCCGTCATTGTGCTTTTTATCTATTTATTGAAAAATCTGAGTCGGGTTGAAGTTGTTAACAACAGTAGCACCAGTCTGTACTGTGAGGATCACAGAGTTGGAATAGATTGGTGTAGCACCAGCAGCAGTAACTGCAACACGGAACTCATCACCATCATCCGCTTGTTCGGCGGTCAATGATGTGTATGTAGCACTGGTAGAACCAGTGATGTTTGACCAGTTGGTTTCGCCATACTGCTTACGCTGCCACTGATAGTTCAGAGCAGTAGTTCCAATTTGATTGTCAGAACTGTTGATGAACTGAGCAACGATAGTGAATTGTGCAGTTTGACCTTGGTTTACTGTCACGTTTACAGGTTGTGCCGAAACGTTAACATAACCAGGAATGATGACGATCGGGTTGCCCTGAGCGTCAGTACCTTCGCCAGCATATGTGTCGAAACCTTGGTTAACAGCAGGTCCACTAGGAGAAACAAAGTCATCATCAACGGTAGTCTGAACCTCAACAATTGGTTGTTGATAGTCAATACCAGCAGTCTTAACATCAATTCTTAACAGACCCATTAGGGCACGAACACGACCATCAAAACCAGTGGAGGAAACCACATCCACGTTCGGGCGCGAAGAGTAACCATCACCAGGTGAGGTGATGATTGCCTTAGTGATTTCACCAGTCTTGATTGATGCAAGAGCAGTGGCACCACGACCTTTAACTGTGCCTGTGTACTCAAAGGTGATCAGTGAGTTGGAAGACTCAATCAGAGCAACTTCACGTTCATCTGCTTCACCTTCGATTTGTAGAACATCACCTGCTTCAATCGGTGGAACAACTGTTGCTGCGATAACGTCAGCATCAGATCCAATGTAGGAGAAGGCAACGAATGTAGATCCTGCACGAGGAATCTCAGCGAAGATGATTCTAGAACCAACCAATTCATAACCAATACCTGCTTCCTGAATAACACCATTGAGTGAGACGATGATGTTGTTTTCGGGAAGGATCGTGTTAGACGAAACACCCTCAGTCAGTGTCAGTGAGTAGAATCCACCCTGATATTTCAGGTTGAAGGACGAGCGTAAGGAGTCAAACTCGAATGAGATATCATCCAGTTGTCTCAGTTTACCCACGTAGTAACCAATGAATTCGGATCCAATGGTAGGTGGTTCAGTGAACGTGATCTGGTCGGAGAATGCCGTGTACGCGAAGTTAGCACCAGGGGGTTGCATAACACCATTAACAAAGACGAGCAGATGTCCAGCGGGATCTGGGAAGTATGCTTCACCATTACTAACCGTCAGTTTGAAGGTGTCAGCAGCGCCATCAAATCCACGGAAGAATCTATCGCAGCGACCCAAGAGATTCTTCGCTTGGGTGACACCAGCAGACCAACCATAGTCGGATTTGATTGTCAAGTTTGATGGGAAAGCGCCATTGACATCTTCCAACCATAGGCGACCTGTATCACCACTAATTGACTTACCAGAAACCTTACCGTAGGACGTGTAATTAGTCTCGGTAACATTACTAATATCACAGGAGATGATTGGGAAGTTATTGAGGTTCTCAAATCTACCTAAACCACCTGTCAAAAGTTCCTGAGGATCTGTGGTTGTAGTGCCATCAGCAGCAGCACCAAATGGTGTTAAGTTTGCGATCCAGATCTTATGCTGAACGCCTTCCTCGTACAAATAATCTGTAACCAGAGCGGTCCAACCAGGAACCTTAGGTACACCACCTGAAAGGAGATAAACAACATCACCTCTCTTGAAGTCGCCCTCGAATCCTTGATCTCTCAGGATACTGTTGACATCACACTCGATCGTCTTAACCGCGTGTACGAACTGATTAAGTTCAATGTCTCTAAACCCTTCTTTACTGATCTTACCAATGTCAAGGATCTTGTCAGTGATAGAACCGTAAATGATGTCTCCATCAGTGAAGTCCTCTTGTAGAGTTTCAATGTCGATCGTGATACGACCACCACTGTTACCAGTCAAGATACCAGCAGAATTTTCGTAGGAAACGATAGTTGCCTCAGCACCATTACCTTTATTAAAGATAATCTCACCGTTAGCAAATTCACCGCGATCAGTATTGATCAACATGCGAGATGTGCCATTGTTACTGAGTTCTGCTGTGATACCACTGTCTACACCCTCAATCACCTGAGTGCTGCTAAGCGTACCCGTGATATTTTCGATGTACACCCAACCTTCATCCTCATTATCGCCCGTGAGGACTGAGGGTTGCATAACGATACCGTTGTTGGCAGCAGCACCTTGAACTTGTACTTGCTCACCAACTGTGAACCTACCAGTGGCAAGTCTGATGGTGTATCTGTAATATAGTTTGATGATATCAGCAGAGTTATTTTTGTTCCTAACAATCTCAGAACTTGCAGTAGATGTAGTACCCACAACCACGTCTGCGAGGTTGAAACCACCAGTGATGGGGTTGTCAATATCTCTTGTGCCATATGTAGTTGTTTGACGTACAAGACCAGATCTTACAGGACTTTGCAGTTGTTGCTGTCCCGAAGTTCTTGTGTCAACTGCGAAGCGAGAGAATCTTGCATCATGTCTAATTTCCCTCGTGATCTCAAATTGCGTTGGCGTTGCATTGAGAACATAGAAGTAATCTTGATTAGCGAAGGCAGATTCAACATCACCTGATGCAATTGCATATTGTAGAATGTCACCGCGTGAGTAGAAGTTAGGACGTTGAATAATAATTCTATTCTCTCTTCTCTCAAACCCAACCTCAACGGTAGGTGTGTTGATGATCAGATCAGGATCAGTGTTCCAATCATTACCTTCATTATAATGATTTTGCTGATTAGTACCATGAACATTATTAGTCCACTGCACGGTATTTTGTGCAGGAGGTGTGCCTCTGCTGATAGCAAAGTATGCAGCATTGAGGGAACTATCAATCTTAAACTGACTGGATTCTTTCTCATATTCAAATCTATGCTCGATAGCGCCAGTATTGATATGAGTCTCATCTAAGTAGATGTCATATCCATACCACTCACCACCAACTAAGTTATCGTTGTAGTCATCAAGAATACGCTTGGCATACTCACTGATACGAGTTACATACCAGAGAAGATGCTGCTTAGTGACATTAGGGAATGCGATGAAGTTACCCTCACCATCAAACCAGGTATTAACTAGTCTCAGGATTCCGATGTTACCACCAGTGTTCAAGTCATACAGCAGACCTTCAAGCAATGCATCACCAAACGATTGTTCGGCAATAGTTGCTGGATATGCCGTTTGAACCTCTGAGAATGCTTTCAGGGAAACAGCGTGCTTGTTCCACAAGATGCGACGTGCAACTGTTTTATCAGAGTTACTACCACCACCAAGTGTCTCATCCATTAACTCGAAGAGAGTATCAGTTGCTGAGGTGACGTTGTAGCATGTGTAATACTGATAGTTTGTGTTGCTATTATATCCAGTGTTACGAGCAACTCCACCAAGATGACTAGCATTACCAGCATATGCTGTGCTGATTGTATCGATAACGATATCAAACAAAGTCTCAATGTTTGTTGCCTGAGTAGCACAAACTTGATTCCAATCTGGACCATCATACGTAATTGAAACATCACGTCGGACATATTCAGGAGAATACTTGACAGGCCAGATGAATGGCAGAGTCTTAGTGATCGTACCGTCTCCGATACTTGCAGGTGTGGTGATTGTGTCAGTAACAATCGTCATCATAGTATTGATTGCCGAAGCAACGTCAGCACACTTAGGTGAGTCAGTATCTACTGTGATCGCATAACCACCCTCGCTATAAGGGAAGTAATCTAGATCTGTGTATGTCTTCTGAGTGAATCCATGACCAGCAGTAATCGTGATTGTCTCATCCCTCATTGACTGAATTGCAAGATCTCTTGCTTTGTTCAGAATCCAGATAGACTCAGTAGAAACACCTACGATATGTTGTAGGTTACTGCCCGAAACATATAGTTCAGCAGACTTAAAGACCTTATTATTACCACCATGCTTCAAGTTCCACACCATGGAGGAGAGAACGTCAGTCACGTCATGTACACAGTCGATACTACCGTTAGTCACCACAGCGTCCTGCTGAGCAGATACGAATGTGTGTGCAAACTGATACTCAGCAGCAGCAACGCCAACGTTCACGGTGAAGGTGTCAGTTGTAACAGCACTAATGGCTAATGATGTATTATACGCAGGATCAGCAGATCTTGGATAAGAATGTTCAGTAGCGTTATTATTTTGAGTACATGTAAATACAATGCTATTAGGTTTAATTGAGACTCTATTAGCAGTAGTTAATGTGTGTCCAGCAACCGTCAGAGTCATGTCACCAGTTGCCTGGTTGTATGTTGCAGTAGTTGGAGTCAACTTAACACCACCAGTACCGACGCCATTGATACTTAATGAAGGATACTGAGCGAGACCTTGTGCAACTGCTTCCTCGGCAATCAGACGAATGTTTCTATCAATTACATTTGCTGCATCGATGAAACGGTCATCAGCGCCATTTCTTTCATAAGTGCTGACATCAACAGAATCAAGAGAAGAACCACCACTGATTGGTTCACCAGTTACGGGGTCAACACCACCATCTTCTTGGTATAGGTACAAGTTCTCGCGCCCGAAACCATTACGCATCGTTAGGATGCAGATCTCAGCAGCAATCTTGTATACATCAAGTGAAGCGTCAACTTCACTTTCGATGTGCTTCAAACTGTCATCTTCTTCGTTCAGGTAGAGTGCAGCAGCGTCCCAAGTCTTAGAGTTGCCACCAAATCTCAGGTCATGAATCACAGCATCGAGAACGTCAATCACGTCATCAATACAATTTTGAGCACCACCAACAACAGCAAGATCCAAATACTTGGACATATCGTTCATCGTATAAACCGCTTCTTTTGCGATTACGTGCTTATTCGCTTCGAGTAGATCAGCAGTGTCAAGATTCTTGTTAGAATCAGAACTACTACCGTCATATCCCTTAGTATCGATGGTCAGAGTATCATCTTTATATACTGCAACATCAGTCCATTGTGCAATATAGTAATCATCTTGATATTCAAATGAGACACTGAATTCAGCAGCAGTCGTACCCTTACTTAGGAGAGTGTTATTAACTGCATGATGCACCAAGGTTTTGATAAAGGCGAATGCATCCAACATTGGACCAAGTTCATTCTCAATGTGAATGATCTGATCGTTAACATTAATATACTGATCAATAACATATTGGGTAGCAGAGTTACCACCAGTGATCAAGTCAGTGATAACAGCAGGCAGAATGTGTTGCTTGATATCACGCTCACAGTATGCATCACCATAACCAGGCATTGTCAGGAAATCGTAAGTAGTACCATTGATTTCCTTAATGTAGTTTGCCTGTAAGTAACCAACAGTTTCTTCTGCAATGTAAGTACGGTTCTTCCAGATCATATCGCCTGCATCACGGAATCTGTCACCAGTAGGTCCGATGATATCTGCAATAGTATTAGCAAGAGCAGTGATCTCGTTAGTTACTGTGCTAGATGCAGGTGATGTAAAGTTGTTAGGAATGCGAAGAAGTTCAGTATACTTAACGGAGTTGTAGTTTTCAAGATCACCACTAGTAGTAGTAATTACATAATTAATAACATTAGCAAGTTCTGTCCAGGTGAAGATAGATTGTAGGAGTTCATTACCCACATAGTTAAGACCACCTTCCTTAGTTAGATAACCTCTACCAGCGACGACGCTGTTAAAGTTACCGCCATACTTGATATCTTCTACGATTGCTTTTAAGATGTATTCTTTGGTGTCACGCAAGCACTTGTTAGTACCTTGCTGTGTTCCAACACCATCAACACTATCACCAGGTATGAGGAAGTCAGAATACTTCTCCTTCATCAAACCAACAGCAACCTGAGCAATCCAATCGTAGTTCAACTCGATCAATTCAGCACACTTACGATGCTCATCGCGTGCGAGGTTAATATCTTCAATGATGAACTGCTTTGCATCAAAGTCAATACTCTTGGCAGTTGCCGAAGAGTTAGTTTGACCAGTATACACGCCATATCTTTCCTGATTACTGATGATCAGAGGTAGTTCCATGCTCATACCGAACGAGATGTCAGTGGTAGCAGTAGGATAGGTAGAACCAGGAGTGAAGGTTGTAGTATAGTCTGAGGTACCTTTCTTAATAATGATGTTATCAATCCAACCCACAAATCCATTAGCATTTGTTAAGTCAGCACCCACCTTGAATGAACGTTCTAGATAGTTAGTATTATCAGTGAAGTCACCACCAACTTGTGTACCATTCACCCAAAGTTTGGTGATGTTTGTTGTTCTACTAACAGCGATATGATGCCAAGCGTTAGTGCCTAAGTTGTGAGCACCCGTAATCTGATCACTACTGTTCAGGTACCAAGAGATGTTACTGCCATTCATATACAGAACGGGAGATCCAATCTCAGCAGCACCACTCGTGCGTGTATCCCAGAGATACTGCAAACCAGACAGGGTTGTAGGTCTGATCCACATCTCAATTGTGAAATCAGCAGTTCCAAACTTCTGTACATCACTTAGTTCATGTGTCAGATAACCACCAGCATCAAGTCTCAAAGACTTAGATCCAGACTTCTTAATTAATCCCGTCAGGACTGCATTATTGCTAGTCAATTTGGTGTTAGAAAGAATCTCTCTATCTTGGAAAGTACCTGTAACTGAATTGGTATACAACCACTTCAAACCAGAGTTTGCACCCTTTGCTGTGAATGTTGCACCAGATGTCAGACCCGTGATTGTATTACCAGGAATAAAGAATCCATTTCCACCAGGATCTTTATAGGATAGTTTATATACACGTAGGTTTTCATTGATCTGATAAGAACCATCACTAATGACTGCCAGGGCATTAACATTGTCCAATGTGCCAGAAGCAATAGTAGTTGATGCAAGTTCGATCAGGGTATTGATACCTGCCTGAACATCAGCACAGTTACCGATTGATTCGTTTCTACCAGAGTAGTAGTTAGGATCGTAGTATGCAGCAGCGCCACCACCACCTTGGAATACAGCGTTATCCTCAGCACTAATGAAGACGTGAGCATAACCACCACCCGTGGAGATAGAGTTGTTTGTAGAACTTACGAATGTGTGTGGATATTGGTCAGCAGTGGCAGCAGCACCAACGTTTATAGTAATAGTGGTTGCAGTAACCGCAGAGATTAGCAGATAAGAATTATTAGCAGGGTCAGAAGCACGAGGATATGTATGGTTTGAAGCATTAGCATCCATAGTGCAAGTGAAGGTCAAACTATCTTGTGCGATAGTAACGTTATCCCCGATGCTCAGTGAGTGAGAACCGATGGTCAGTTCCATTGCACCAGTTGCAGGATTGTATGCAGCAGCAGTAGGTGTAAATTGTACTAATGCAGATGCACCAACGTTAACTTCAATGGTTGTAGCAGTTACAGCAGTGATATTCAGAAGTGTATCGAATGCAGGGTCTCCCGCACGAGGATAATCATGGAAAGTTGCATATCCATCAGAAGCACATGTAAACCGTAAGGAGTAAGGTCTAATCTTAATGCTGTCGCTGGTTGTCAGTGAGTGTGAACCGATCGTCAATGTCATGACGCCAGTACCAGCATTATATGCAGAAGCACTCACGTCAAACTCAGTTAGTTCAGATCCCGAAGAACCAAGATATGGACCAGCATATGTGGTCGGATCTTTCAGCATATAACCAGTCGCACTAGTTCTGGTGTTAACCTGAACATAGAGAAGGTTGTTAATTGCCTTACGACACATCTCACCTGCTTTTTTGAAAGCAGTAAGTGACTCAGCAGTCTCACCAACCAGACCATTACTGATAGGTGTTCCAGCATTATCATAGTATTTCTTGATAAATTCGACGATTTGATAGTTACCATCACCTGCAATATCAGCAGCAAGAGCATCAATCATAAGACCGATGTCGCGACGACACTTAGTTTCGTTTGTGCTATATGCGTTGGGTTGTGATAGATCAATCAGATCAGAAAGTGAACCTGCAAGCAGGACTTCGGATACGTTAGTAAAGAGAGTTGTGAGTGCAGATTGTACATCAGAACAATTTGTAGCACCATAGTTTATAGCATTGGAACCAGCAGTACCATAATTATTACCAGGTGATGGGTCAGCAGTGATGCCAGTACCAGAAGAACCGCCAGCGGATCTCTCATCATACTTGACATAAGTTACACCATCAACAACTTCACTACCCGTGAGCATATTAGTCAGAGCATTCTTCATGTAGTTGAGTGCTTGCTCAAATGCATATTCAGTTGCTTGCTCTTCACCATCAATATACAGGAAGGTCAAACCATCTGTACTGAAATATGATTGTAGAAGTAGACGTGTATAAACTGTACCACCTTGGAACATGTCCATAGACAGTGCTTCGATATACTTACCGATATCTCTCTTACACTTAGTAGAAGAAGGAATCACAAGTGCAGGATACTCAGTAACCATGTCAGCAAAAGACTTGGCAATGATATATTCTTTGTTATTAGTAATCAGACGATAAGCATCTGCATATCTACTATACTGATCGGTGACGTTATCACCAGGATAGTAGAACGCAGGGTGCTCAACAGAAATCTCAGCATTAGCAAAGTCAATGATCTCTTGTCTGTTGAACTCGATCATACGACCAGCATCTTTCCATCTGTTGAGGGAATCTGTTACTGGGTTGCCATATGTTACTTGGATAGAACGAAGTTTATCACCAACTGCCAATGTGCCGCCAGTGAGACCTTCATATTCAATCTCAGTAGAACGAACTTCTTCAAAGTCAAGGAAGTCGGCGTTAATACGATCAGCAGTGTCAAGAATTTCGACAGGGGTGATAGTAGTCTTAGAAACATCATCAAGGATTCGGTTCTGATTGGTCAGAGAGATCAAACGCTCGAAGATCATGCCGAAGAATGTAGAACCTCTGTTAATGATCAGTGTATCAACCACATCACCAATTCTTGCTTGTCCCAGGAGAGTTTCTGTTAACGCACCTAAAACTTCATTACCATTAACATCATTTTCATACTTTTGTACAGTTTCCGAAACTTCTGTCTGTTCACCATCAGTAGGATCAATAGTATTTGGATCTAAGTTGAAGTTCTGTTCAGTCTTTTTCAAGTAGTACAGAATAGGTGGAGATGCTACATAATCAATTCTGACAACTTCACCTCTTGCACCAGAAGTCAAACCAAGGAATTGATCACCTTCTTGGAAAGATGCCCATTCGCCAGTAACACTAGAAGGACGTTCTACGTTTATACTAGTAATAGGATCTCTGTAAGGTGAGATCGTTGTAATACGACCAGCAATATTAGATGCAGCAGAATAGAAGATATCATTAAGAAGAAGGTTATATGCACCAGTCTCATACTCAGCAGTTCCTGAGGTCTTAGACAATACTAACTTATCAGAGACGTTACCATCAAGGTCAAGGTTGGTTTCTTCAATAATAGCAGTATCGTTATCGAGACTAGTGAGAGATTCACCAAACTCGAAGATAGTCTTATAGTTAACACTATCAACATTTAAGATGTTAGCGCCATAACCAGCAGCGAAGAATTGTACATCCTCCCCACGATCAAAGTATCCATTAGACATGTCTGTCACTTGGATGCTCTGCTCAGTTAGGTCAATAGAGGTTATAGTTGCTCTTGCACCAGTTGTTTGGCCTGTTACAATATCTCCGATTAAAATTGTTCCGAATGTACCACCAATACTCTGTAAGAACAGTTTAGTGAATGACTTATCGATAGTTCCAATAAGAGCACTAAATCCAGTTCTACCAACATCAACTCTCTCATTCAGATCGAATGTTCCAGTTCCACCAGTAATGTCCACAACGTCGATGCTAGTTGCACCAGTTGCAACAACTCTTGCTGTTGACTGAGTTGTGAATCCATTAACTGTGTCACCAATTGATGGGAAGATACCAGCAATAGTATTCAGATTCAATCTGGTGATAGGCATAATATCAAAAGAGATATTCCTATAAACCACTTTGGAGTCAGGTCTAGGTGCTTCTGAGAACACAATAGATCCACCAACCACATTGTATGCATTACCTGGTGATTGGATAACACCATTCAATGTAACAAGAAGTTGATTCTCATTAACAATTACTTGTTGACCTTCAACTGTGATTGGGAATGCCTTAGTAATACCATCAAACTGAGAAGAAATAGTATCAATCTTCTTAACGATGGAAGTAAGAATTTCCTCAGAGTTGGTCAATCTCTTCTTACGGAAGAGGACTTCGGAGTTATTGAATGTTGAATAGATTGGTTGAGCAGCACCGAATGAGGTAATCTCATTGACATTGGTATACTCATTGATGTTAACTTGCTTAGTGAAGTCAGCAGCAACCTTACGACCAGAAATATCCTTACCACCAGTCAGTTCTAACTGACCGAACATACTGAAACCAACTGGGTGGTTGTTTTCTAGAATCTGATTCTTCCACTTGTTGATAGGAATCTGAGACTTAATGACATAGGAGAAGTTCTGATAGAAGAACGAGTCTTGAATCTTCTGAACAATTTCAGAAGGTTTACCAACGTCATCAGTAAATCTACCAGCAGTTTTGGTGATAGCATCAATGTTAAGAACGCCCTTAGCGATGTTCAGGTTGTCGATGACACCAGAAGCGCGAGAAATGATACCTTGAACTTTACCACCAACAACAAAGTTGCCCTCAGGATTAGTAACTTTAAGGATCTTAGGTTGAATCTGCCAACCATCATTTTTGGAAACAATACCAAATGCAGTTGCAGTTTCAAAAGTTTCGCCTTGGTAAACTTGCTCACCTTCCAAAAATCTGGAAGTTTCGACCACTGCTTCTGCTTGACCACCAAACACCTCGGTAAGAAGAACTTGACGACCATCACCTTGTGTCAAGAATGTGATGAAGTTACCAGACTCAGCATCAACTGGGGTCAGACCGAATCTAAGTTGATCAGATTCAAGACCATTTGCATCACCAGCAATAGCAAAGTAAGTTTGACTAGAAGACAAACTTGTCAGACCAACGCTACTAGGTTTTGGCAGAATGCCTGCCTGTGAACCGATGTTATCAGCACGGAACTGAACCTCAGCACCAGTGGTAATACCATGTGGGAAGTTAAACTGCAAGTAGTTCAAGTCAAGGTTCACAACATATGTGAACTCAGATTTCAACGTAACAATAGGTTGTGAAGAGTAACCAGCACCAGGATTCTTAATCAGAATTTCAGACAGTCTATTGTTTTTAACAATTGCTTCTGCTTCTGCATTAACTCCACCACCACCAGAGATAAGAACAGCAGGTGCTGAGGTATAACCAGCACCAGGATTAGTGATCTTAATCTGTGAAAGAATTGAAGTATTGAACAGTTGTAGGTTGATTGGGAATGCAATCTCAGGACGCAGAGTATAGTCATGGGAGTAACCATAACCAAACTCATTGTTTTTCAGAGTCTTGATCTTACCAATCTGTGTACCTGTTAAGAATACAGCAGCACCAGTACCCTCGTCAGGGATGACAACTTGAATTGCACCACCAGAACCTGCAAGAGTTGCACCAAGAATTCCAGGGATAGCATCGATGTCAATACTACCTGTGGTATAACCTTTACCTGGATCAGTTAGTGCAACATCTGAAATAGCACCAGATCCTGTCTCTGGATCATTTTCGACGGTGATATTACACAAACCACCTTCACCATCTCCAAGAATTGCAATCTGAGTATATACACCAGGTGCATACTCAGTACCAGCAGCAGTGATACGTAGTTTCTCGATCTTACGATCAGAAGCAATATCAGAGATGATTGGAAGTTTCTTATAGAATCCACCAGGTGAGATTAGTCGAATCGAGTTGATAGGACCGATTGCTTTGGTAGAAGTGGTCGAATAGATTGTATTAGGAACATCTCTATCATTCAGACCAATTTCTGCATTAGTAAACTCAGGTTCGATGAGAAGTGGGAATCTAAACTCAGTATCTGAAATAACTTCGCTAATTTTAAATCTACCGTCGAATGGTGTTTTAATAACATCAATAAACGAGTTTGCACCAACAGGTGATGTTGAACCCACTCGTGATGGGTCAAAATAGTATGTAATGTTTGTAACTTCACCACCAATGGTAAACTTAACCACAGGAGTCTCTGTTAGCGAAGATAGTCCAGGAGTACCTTCACGCTCAATTACGTTAAAGGAATATTCTAGTTTGAACTGATTATCTTGTGCAAACGACAGATAGTAACCAAAGTTGGATACATCACTCATATCAAAGATATAGGAGTGATTTCTTACCAGAAGTAGAATTGGGTGCTTAGAAGCAATCTTAATTCTGGAAATAGCGTTTTGCTCAAATATAGGATCGGCAGTAGCAATTGCTCTCATTCTATAAGTGAAATCTCTGGAAGAGAAGACTTCTTTTACGAAGAATGAACCCTTAAACTCAGCAGTTGTAAATCCTTCAACAAAGAGGATGTCATTAGTATTAAAGTTGTGGGGAGAAAGTGCTGAACAATAAATGAGGTCTGTATTCGCCTCTGCTGTTCTAATAATGTCCTTATTCAGGTTTACAGTAACACGAATGGTCTTAACACTAGATAGTCCACTTACTTCTGCAATTTTATTATTAGTGTCTGCCTTAGGACCAGCATTTACGCTATTACCCAATGAAACTACGTCACCAACAATAAAGTCAGAACCACTGAAAGTATTCAGGATAGTTACTCTATAATCAAGAACATTAGTAGGACGGAACCTAGCGTAGTTATAAAGTGGATCATATGTACTAGTGTATGTCCATGTAACGGAATTATCCGTCGCTGTTCCTGATGCATGGGTTGGTGCGGTTGTACCACTGGTGCCAGCAACTGTACAGGTATACTTGTTTCTTCCAAAGTATACAGTATCATCAAGTGCATATGATCTGGTCTCTGCCCAAGGGACAGCATCAGTTGGAACAGGCCATGGATAGTCCAGAAGATCAACTTCAATATTTGGCGCATTACTAATAAACTGCCAAACCACAGAACCATCAGTTACTGCACCGATAGTATGAGTAGGTGGTGTTACACCAGAGGTTGCATTGTTAGTTGCATAGTAAATCTTGTCATCTGACCAAACTTGGTCGTTTGTGGAATATGCCTTACCTGATTCCCATGCAGTTTGTGGGCGAGTAACTTCAAACGAAATTTCATCAATAGTATTAACCTCAGAAATGTCATTTTGGAATAGATCGGTATTATTAAAGTTGCCGTAGATTTTACCCACTTTATAGGTAGTACCAACGCCAGGATTATCAATACTGCCAACGGGAATATCAACAATCGTACCAAACGATTGAACAATGCCCTGAGCATTGATTTGTTGAAGAATTGAACCTTTCTCAAACTTGATATCCTGGTTAAATGTAAATTCCTTAACAGCATCAATCTTCTGATAACCAGCATCCCTAATATAGTATTTTGGAAGAACAACAGGGTCTAGAATCAGTTTTCTACCCAAAGGAGTAGGAATAGTAGATGTCTTAGTTTCGTAAGTAAATCTATCGCTTACAAAGTTATAAGTGCCAGGTGCTAGTGTTGATGTTACATCAGAGTAATCAAGAATCTGTAAACCAGAAGAACCAACTGTCCATGTTGTGATTACAGGGTTGGAAATCGTATTTACGTTGATACCCCCAGTACCAGAGTCAAGGTCTTCTATACGCAGGTTCTCGCCGCTTCTGGTGGCGCTGGTGGGGGTATATGTACCTCTCTTGCTATGCAGTCTATCAAACTTGATTAGTTCAACTCCACTGTCATTAGAAGTGATTCTATATCTCTCGGTAGGTAATGTAAACGATGCAGTAGTGTATACCGCCTTAGGATCAACAATAAGATCGTCGATGTTACCAAGGAAGCAGTTAGCAGTAGCAGGAGTTGCCACCTCTGCACCCACATACAAATCGTTCAGTACAATACTCTCAGTAGTAGTTGTAGTGGCAACAATAACACCATCGAAGTAACATGAGTAAACATACGAACCCAAGGAAGGTTCTTCTTTAACGAATGCAATATGATGCCATGCATTATCAGATAACGCCGCCCAATAGGTAGAACCAACAGACCATACTGTGGTAGTAGCAGCACCGTTAGGAGTTAGTTGTAATGCAATCTTACCGTAGTTAGCAAGACCAGAATTACCTTCAATTGTGAAACGAATGGTTCCGCCAGTGTCGGCAACTGCTGTAATCATCTCAACAGTAGCATTACTACCGTCATGTGCAGAATCCATCTGCACCCACATACCAACAGTCCAGTCAGTAGTGATATTCAGATCTTGCCACTGTATACGGTTAAGAGCAGTGAAATCTAATGATCCAGAACCAAACTTATAGTCAGTAGTATCATGTGCAGCGTTAGCAGCATTCAAAACTGTGATTGTAGAAATATCTTGCTTAGTTGAGTCTTCTACTAAGTTAGCAGCATTCTCAAAGCGATGAACAACCGTCTGATCGGGATTTTGAGTATTGCAACTCAGAATCATGTCACCAGAGTTGTCAACAGCATGAGTATGTGTTGTAAATCCAATATCAGTAGCAGTCTTCCAAACATCAGACTGATTTAGCAGTGTTCCGTCATATTTGAAACTTGCAATGTTAGCAGTCAGGTTGTTATCTTCATATTTGATCTCTGTAACGACATTAACGTTACCAAAGATGTCAAGAGAGATGCCTGCATGTTTGACGGACTCAAATGTGACTGTTGGTGCCATAATCCTGGCGAAGTCCCATACTGGACTTGCAACCACCAGTTTGATCTGTGACATTGCAATCTTGAAGAATGCAACACCATAATTCTTGGTGCCATTCCACATATCACATACAAAGAACAGATCATTGTACTCATCAAGCACAAACTGTGGATTTTGTACGTCACCACCAGATATTGCAAGACGTTTGACATATGTGAATTCGATGTTTGCACCATCGTACTCCATTTCACCAAATAGCAGATCATTGTTATCTTTGTCAATACCAGCAAAGACAAGTTTATTATCACCGATATAACGCAGTTGATACATCTGCTCACCTTCGGAATCCGAGGCAAACTTACGCTTCTCAATCAAATCACCAAAACTATTCAGTTGAATGATCCAAATATCATCAGGATCGGGTGAGTTAGTATCAGTCCAACCACAGATGTAAACACGTTGATCTGCATCTAGATAGATGTCACCAGCATAGTCGCGACGGGTACCACCAGACACACCAGCAATTTCTTTCTGCCATCTAACAAGACCTTCGGGATTGTTAGCATTATCAAGACCAGATTCATACTTGGCAACTAAAATATCAGGATTACGGTTTGCCGTTCCCTGAGACTCAGTTTCACCAATCAAATAGAGGAGATCATTCTCTTCACTAGTCTCATCCAGATACATCTTCTTCCAACGTGCCACCTTAATAGATGTACTAGGAAGTAAAGTTCTATCCCAAACAATATTACCTAGGTCGTTAAACTTAGCAACGAATGCTGCTGATTCACCATTGGTCTTTGTGATTTCACCACAGATATACAAATTACGCTGTGCTGATACAACAGAATCGAAGATCTCAAACTTACAATCTGCACTTTCGGTAAATGCGGTGGACCAGTAATAAGTCTTCTTGAATCTCTGTGGATGAGAAACACGAATCTCGGGAGAATTATCTACATCATAATTGAAACCAGAGTTGATGATGTTAACAGTATCAACCTTACCAGTGGTTTTGTCTAATACAATATCAAGTTCAACGTCTTGTCCAGACGGTGTGATGATTTCATACGATGGGGGAATAGACTCATTATAACCAATACCACTTTGTGATACAAGAATTGAGTCAATGCCTGTAACCACAGACATATAGAATCTCTTATTTGTATTCTCAGTGATAACCTTAGAACTAACGATGACCTCATCTTGTCCAATTAGTTCGTGGTCTGTTGATGTTGTGATTTTACCGTAGGGTATATCATTGATGACTTCCTTACTATATGCAGCGATGCCAGCACCCTGAACAGACTCAACTTGTGCAGAGGCACCAAAACCATCCGTTCCAGTGTTATCGAAGAATAATGTATCATTAACTTGATAGGATACACCAGAATTTTCAATAACAAAACCATCGATCTGAGCATTCTCAAATTTCGTTGTTGTCTCAACTTCAATATCGACTCTGGATTCTGTCGATACTCTTGGGAAATAATCATAGATTTGAAGAGCTGCTTCCTCTGTCATCACCTGATTAGTGGCGATCTCGGCAGGAGAAATGATACCATCATTATCTATGTCAGCAGTTTCAAAGAGGATAAGATCCCCTTCCTTCTCGGTAACCAGTTGATCTGACTGTTGGTTGGGTTGACGATCAATATCGATGTCAACTTCTTCATATGGATCTCTAAAACGAGACACATCCTGAGGGATGTTCTCTTGTGTTGCTCTCTGACTCAGGTTCCAGGTATCTACAATAGAGTTGAACTCAGGACCGATGATGTAAGGGAATACTGGAAGACCTGCTTCTGATGCATCAATTGTGATGAAGTAGCAATATGTACCATCAGGATAATCAGGAGTCTTACAGAAACGACCATTGTATGGGTCTAGATCGCCCTCTTGGAATGCATATTCGTAGTCATCAACAAACTGTCCAGCAGGATAGTCAGCAAGTGCAGGACCATCGATACGAGCAGGTGTTGGGTTTGTATCAATATCGTAAACTACATTAGTTTTCAGTCTATAAGAAGAGCGCATTCTTCTGATACCACCGTTTTGATCGGTAGGATCGATGTAACCATAAGGACCGTAGATTGGGTTACCATCAAACGACCAACCTAGAATAGGTGAGTGGGAGATAGCAGCACCAGTTTCAGTGCCTTCTTCTTTAAACGTATTAGTTTCAGGATCAAGAACTACGTTGTCACCAACCACATAACGGAGTTCTTTGGGGTCGGAGACGTGTGCATACTCACCACCGTACTGGTTATTGAAACCAGTAAATACATAACCACGAGCAATATCGTACTTAGTGGTGAGGTTATATTCTATGTTCTTATTCCATTGGAAAACGTTTGCATTGAATGTTGCAAGTTGTCCAACTGCTTCCATACGGACAGTAGTGTTACCCTGAGTATACCCAACACCTTTGTTAGTGATACTAATTGAGGTAACCTTACCTCTATCTTCACCAAGGGTGCCGATGACAGCAGTTGCCTTAGCACCGAAACCATCACCATTGATGAATACAGTAGGAGCAGTAGTATATCCATCGCCAGAGTTAATAATAGCAACCGATACAATACGACCATTGATCACAATGGGTTGTGCCAAAGCCCCTTCACCAGAGTTCAGTTTGAGTGTTGGTGTAGAAGTATATCCAGTGCCTCTGGATGTAATGTTAACACCAGAGATAGCACCACGAACCTGTGCAAGAGCAGTAGCACCCGATCCACCACCACCAGTAATAGAGATTGTAGGTTGTGCTGTATATCCTGTTCCAGGGTTACCAACCAAGACACGAGTTACCCGACCATTTGTCACAACTGCTTGTGCAGTAGCACCCGATCCACCACCACCAACGATCGAGATCAAAGGTTGTGTAGTATACCCAGTTCCTTGGGTGAGGACATCAACGGTATCCAAAGCACCATTAACAACTACTGTTGCAACAGCACCTGTTCCACCACCACCAGTAATTTCTAGTGTAGGTGTGGAACCAGCGTCATACGACTCGCCAACATTAGTAATATCGATGCCAGTGAGAGGACCGAAGGTTACAAACTCTTGATCCTTATATCCCCATGCAGATACGCCATTAACCCAGGAACCAATTGGAGTATTTGGTGCTACCGTAGTTCTGGTTGATACTGTATTGACGCTTCTAGGGAATCTCAGCAGTTTACGCTGGTTTCCTGGAATAAGTGCAGATCCACTGAAAGGACCAATCTTATAATTGGGAAGACCTGATGCTGCAACATAAACATAGTCATTATTGAAGAATGAATTCTGTACGTTGGATGTAAACAGAGAGACCACTTCATTGATCGTACTCTGAGTAGACTTTCCTCTATTCAAGTCAACGGATAGAAGGATATTACCTTGTGGTTCAATATCTGTTGGTACTGGAATGAGATAAGAGAATGTAAAGTCGTCAAGACGAGCAGTAACCTCAAATGTACCATTATAAACAGCAGGGTTTGCGCCATAGAGGGTAACAGTATCTTCAACTAGCAAACCATGTGGGTTTTCGCAAGTTACAGTTGCAGTTCTGTTCAATCCACCAGGAATGATCTGAGAGACCTTAATAAGTTTCTTAACGTTATACAACCAAGATTGTAAACGCTCATCCTGGTCAGTAGAACCTAATGCCGCAACATTTAGTTTGTCACCAGGCAGATAATAGGAACCAGTATCTTCAAGAACAGTAGTTCCTGCTTCTGCGATACCCAGAATGCGAAGTTGCACTTCTGTTTCTTGTCCACGGTTAACATATACGAAAATATTGGAATGAATGGTTGTACCAGGATCCCAATCCTCTACAACTCCATTTTTAGAGCGAGTACACTCAATAAATTGGTTTAGTGACTTATCTTTGTATTGTACAATTTCATTATCGTCGATAATGATGGTACCGTTCTTTTCTGGCCATCCAATAGTGGAGTCAACGGTAATAATACCACCAGTAGTGTCTAATGGTTCTACAAGAACTGTTTTATATGGAATCTTGAATTCGCCATTCAGTGTTTCTTCTGAAATTGCCAATTCATAGATAATGTCCGTACCTTCAATGATCGAGATGACGTTTTCAATCAGAACGGACGCATCCTTGATGTTCTGGTCAACTTCATCCGCAATTTGAACTAGTTGCGAATCTGCCAAGTTTGCTGGATCACCAGAAATCAATTCTGCTCGTAAAATAGTGTCAACAACCCAAGATGCCGCAGAAGGGGTGATCATCTCATCCCTAGGGTAGTACACATCGACCTCTTCACCGAAGAGAATCTTAAATAGGTACTGTGTTGCTTTCTTAGTGCCCTTAGACAGATAGAAATCCTTAATCTTCTTGATAACCAGTACAGGATTAACCTGAGCATAGTCAAGATTGATTGTGGGCATGTATTGACGACGGAATTTGTCAAATACTTGCTTAATGATCATACTGTCAATGTTATTGACAATAGATTCTTGTGGATGACTGCTCTGAGTTAGTTGTGTCTCTTTTGCATAGATCTGGTTAGCGAAATCATCAAAATCTGCAATATCAGATACACCACGAGCACATCCAATCAGTGCTGATGGTTGATATTTACGTCCAGCAGATAAAATAGTGAAACCAGTGACTTCACCAAACCCAACATCACACGATGCTTGTGCAGATGCAGGAGATGCGATGTAAACCTTAGGTGGTATAGTATCAGAATATCCACTACCAAAGTTAATGATGTTGATATCAGTAATCTCACCATTAAAGATAGTTGCTACTGCCTCAGCACCAATACCACCAATTGGTTCACCCAGAGGACCTTTACGATCATCCACAATGTAGACAGAAGGCGCATCTAAGTAACCTTTACCACCAGTCAGCAAATTGATGTTAGTTACATTGCCGTTCGCAACGGTGATATCAAGCACCTGTGCGCCCACTGGTTGAACGATACGCGCTCTTGGGGGTGTAGTATACCCTCTACCTCTATTAGTGATTGTTACTGATACAATCTGCCCATTAGGTGCAACAGTACATGTAGCAGCAGCATTGATACCACCCTCAGGTGCATCATCGATATAGATTGTAGGTGGATTGCTATATCCAATACCACCATTAGTGACAGAGATAGATGCTGCAACCAAACGTCCCTCAGCATCAATCTGAGGATCAGTGATTATCGCACCATTAGGATTTAAGAATGTGATTGCAGGAATAAAATCATAACCAGAACCTGAGTTAGTGATTTCAATACCAGACACCATACCAGTGGTATCATCAACAGTAATTTCTGCTGATGCTTGTGATCCGTTAATCAGATCCGATGGTGGAGTGATTTTAAGAACAGGTGGGTTATACGAAGTGTAACCCTGACCACCTCTAATCAATTGGGCATTTTTAATACCATTAACTAAGGTTCTACCTGCTGATGCTTCACCAACACCAGTTGATGAATAAACTGAAAGTTTAGGTGCAAAATTGAGTTGATAACCTTTACCACCATTCTTGATGATAATCTTATCGATTTCACCACTAGAACCAACTCGGGTAACTGCCTCAGCACCACTACCCACAGATGGAGAAACGTATTCAATGGAGCGGATATGGAATGTATCCTGATTTGAAATATTTACAAAGAACTTAATTTTTGTGTTGTTGTCCGTTAACACATAGTCATCATAAGGACGTTGAAGGACAGCATTCCTATTGATGATCAGACCGATCTCGGCAATAGGGGAATATGGTAAATTATCATACTCCATTGTTGTGGAGTCGAGACCCACTAGGGTTCCAACGGGGGGAATTACCAAATCCTTGATTACAGAATCCGCAAATCCAACATAATACAGAATTTGTGTAAGTTCTACCTGATCATTACCCGTTTTTGCGCGGGGTGGGGTGGTCAGAGTGATCTCACTACCAGAAACAGTATAATCAATCTGAGGAATCAGCAGATCGCCATAGATTGTTACCGCAAGGTGATCAGCAGATACCGCAGACACAGGAGTGCCTAAGAATTTCAGCGAGAATGTAGTTCTTACTCCGTCAAATTGTTCCCAAGGTGATTCGAGTGCTTGTCTTTTCTTATTGAACTCTTCAAGAGATATACCAGGTGTCAGAATAGCATCTGGTCCACGAACGGTCTCATCATAATAGATGATCTCGTTATCAATCATCACAGAACCCTTGCTAGGCAAGAATCCATCAATTTGTTCTACTTCGAGGATTTCATCATAAATCCCAACTTCCTTGATTAGAGATGTAGAAGAAGTAAGAATCTTCTGATCATACTCGTCTAAGTCAAGATACTTAATAAGATTATTAAGCACGTTGTATGGGCGACCAGTCTTTTCCTGAGATTTATAGTATTCAATCAGGAAATTGACTAATTGCTCATCTTCGTTTCGGATGAATTCTGGGAGTTGGTTAGCAACTCTGTCAGAAATGTTGATCGTTTTTGCGAACATTTATCTCTTAGAAACAGGAGTCCAGTTCTGGATACGAGAACGTTCCAGTAGGGTACGTGATTGTATTTATGTTACTACCGCCGTAGTTCCATCCGCCAAAACTGAATGGATCGAAAGAAGGAACAGCACCAGGATTAGTGTTGATATCCCTTGGAAACACTTTGGGGTCGAAGATTGTTGGGTCAACACCAGGTGGGATTGTGATAGGTCCATTGTTGGGTAAAACTACAACAGGAATTCTAGTCGTACCGTCAGGTGTATCACCTACATTAATAGGTCCAACACAAACAATACCATTTTCGTAATCCACAGTTCCAACCAAATCATTCAGAATCACTTCTTTTTCATTTCTGTTGGTGACCATCATCAAGTTACCAAGACCATCATCTCTGATATTTACAGGAACCAGAGTTGCTGTTTGGGCAATCTGTGCATTGGCAACCACCTCTTCCAGATTAGTATTACCACCAGCAACTGGGTTGCTAACAGTAGTACCAGTAATAAGAGATCCTGCTGCTTCACCAGCACCAATCAGATCAGCAACATCTTCGGTATATCCAGTAGCGTAGAATGTTCCACTCTTAACAGCAGAGAACTTAGGATTACAGGTACCTCCACCACCTCCACCGCTTGGATCGCCATCACCACCCCGATAATTGGGATCTGGTTGACATGTACCGTTGACACAGATCTGACCTTCTGGACAATCAGCACTAGTAGAGCATGGAGTACCACCACCATTCGGATCATCTTGACATGTGCCATTGATACAGACTTGCCCAGGAGGACAGTCAGAATCAGTAGAGCATGGAGTACCACCTCCTCCACCACCACCAGGACCGTCTCCACCACCACCAGGACCGTCTCCACCACCACCAAAATCATTCGGGTTAGTGATTGGGTTGTTGAAGTCTAAACACTGTGAGAATTGATTTCCGAAGGTGAACTGATCAAGGTTCTGACCCATAGTCATCTGGGTCGTTGTGCCACTGATAGCAGAATCGGAAGAGTCCACCATAGAGTTAAACTTCGATGGTTCTAGACGACCAGAGAATCTATTATCACGCTCCTGAGAGTTGAATCTATCGACAGACCTCAATACCTGAGCGGCCAGTTCATTTGACGACCTAGGTGTATTGTTACCGTTGTAGGCAAGATGAATAGTCGGTGATATGTAGAAAATTCTGGGGTCAACGATTTCAGGTTGAATCGATGCCATAGAGTAATCAAGTAATTGATTCTTGATCCTCTTCTTAGTAGTGTTATTAAGGTTAACACCACTCCTTGTTCTTACTGCAACGTAAACTTTCCCATATTGTGGTGGATTTAGTTTCTCTCCACCGTATGCAGTCACTGATGCTGCCTGTGGATACAGTTCAGACACCAAATATGCGTAGTCACCTTCGGTAACTGCCCTATTCTGCACTGAGAATGACTTTGGAGCGCGATATTTGACTGTTAATGCATTTTCCCGTGCTTGACCATCCGCAGATGTCTCAATAGTTGTCAGTTCAATCGCCTGAGGGAGGATTGGACGACCCACAGAGTCCGCTGCACGCCCAATAAACCCAAATTTCTTCGCACCATTCGCTTGTTCACCGTCAGTATCAAGATATTGTACGGTGATGAACTCATTATCGATCAATTTACGACCAAGTACACCATCACCAAAGGTAATTTTGTATCTAAGGTCCTCAGTTTCCTCTAAAAAGTAATTTCTTGACGTTGATTCAAGAGCAGTTACGTTATTTGCCAGAGAATATTCATCAACTTCCACAGATTGTTCGTTTGGACGAACAAAAACCTTCATTCTCTCCGTATCTACATCTTCTGATGGGATAATATACTCCGCTTTCCTTGTATCATCAACAGTAAAACTGTAATTGAGTAAATTTCCTTGATACACAAGCATCTTATTGAAAGTTGCCAGTCCAGTAGACTGATCAACGCTACTCTCTACGTCAGAAAGTAAAGAAAATATAAATGAATCACCATCAACCTTGGCAACAAATGCGTCACCTTTCTTAATTGTTACGGATGTTGGGTAAGTTTGATCACCAGGGAGCAATGTTGCCAAGGTTGTCATCCCAACACATGCTCTTGATCCCTTTTTGGACCTAGGAGTATATCCAATTTGCTTTGCAATCCTAACAATGTTATCTCTAACAGTTGCAGATTCCAAAAATGCCTCGTTCATCGACATGTTTGCCGTAAACGAAGCGTAATAAGTGTTATATGCTAGGATATCAATGAGATATGAAGACGCAGAACCTTCAAAATCATAATCTGTGAACTCTTTTCTTGTTCTCAGGTAAGATCTGATAGATTCTTTGATCTCAAAGAAGTCTAGTGACGTTAATTCTGATGGTAGTGCTGCCATTTTAGGTGCGTTCTAATAGAAATTCGATAGTTTGAACAAGTTCTTCACCAACGATACGATACTCAATGCTCACATCAAGAGCATCTTCACTTTCTGAGAGAATCACATCCAATGATTCGACTGTCACACGAGGTTCTAGTCGTTCAATGGTATTTCTAATTTCGTCTTTCATGTCTTCTGCTGAGAAAACGTCGAACGGTTCAAACAAAAGACCTGTAACGCGGGACCCAATATCCATTTGAAAGGGTCTCTCTCCAAATTGTGTCATGATAAGATTCCGAACTGACTGCTTGATAGCATTTTCATTAGTAACTGCCCCGAAATCTTCCGTATTCGGATTCATATTAAAGGATACAGAGAAATCTTTGTACCCTCGGGACAGGAATTGTTCAGATCGGAACCGATAACGTGCCAATTTTCTGATTTATATCAGTGTTCTTGTTTATTTATAGGTTCAACCAGGGGATTATATTTCATATATTCCCTAAAAGTCATTTTCATCTCTCTTTCTGTCATACCACAGTGCTTTGCAGCATTAGGTAAGTTCATAGTAGCACTAAAAAGACTCCGATTTGATTCCTCAACAAGTTCAGGAGTGGTAACTACCTTATCTTCCTTGACCTCTGTACCTCTTTTGCTTACCATTTCGTGATGTTGCGCTAAGTTTAGTGTTTTGTGAACAACCCTGACGGGTTCTCTTGGGTTGTGCTTGGATGAAGTTGCCACCAGCCAATCCTGTTGTTGCTCTCTTTGCCATAGTTATCCTTTGGGTGCCCTAAGATGATAGCACATTTGGTGATCCATATGCAACCACACTATTACATGGATATGACCACCCCATCCATCCAGGTGTTCCCACACCAAGTGGATCCAAAACACGAGCAACTGGTAGTTTTGTAGCAAACACAGTCAGTGTTGATGTGAAAGCGAATCGAACATGACCAATTCCAGCGTTATCTTCAATCGTTAAGTTTGAACATGGGATAGGAGTAGGTACAGGACACAATCCTTTGCTACATGGACACAGATAAATGATAATATTTGTGCAAGTTGAGATATGTGGTGTGAACGTATCACCAAAAGTCATACAAGGGAGACCATTGATGAGTACAGTTGCCTTGATAGCACTCAGTGGATTGATAGGGATCAGAGGAGTAGGGGGCCACCAACACGTCCATTCCTTAATAACGATACTGTAAGGGA